CCACGTTTAAACCCTGTTTAAAAGGAGTTCACTGTGAGTGAAACAGCCAAAACCCGCAGCCGAAAAAGTGCAACAAAGCCCGCTGTCGAAGGAAGTGATCAGCAAACAGTGGCAGAGAATACCCCCGTTCCTGCGGCGCAAGCCGAACCGGAGCAGGTAGCAAACCCAGAGCCTCCTCAAGCGATGCCAGAGCCACAAGCCTCGGCGGATGAGAAGAAGTCTGAGCAAGATGCGCAGATGACAGGCTCTCAAACGGAAGTGAAGCAAGATGAAGAAGCTAAAGAAGAAAGTCCAATGGGCGCTGCTGTGCAGCTATCTGTTCATGCTGGTCGCGATCTTGATATTAGTGGAGCCTTTAAAGTACGCGCTAAATCAGATCAAGGTTTTTGGCGCGCAGGTATTCAGTTTTTGCGCACCAAAGAAACCGTTCTGCTTGTGGTTGACCAAGTGCCAGAAGACCAGCCTAAAACAGTGGCTCAGGAAGATGGCGAACCAGAGCTTGTTCTGTTCGTTACTCCGCAAGCGGCAAAGCGAATCCACGGTGAACCTAACCTAGTCGTTGAAGTGGTCGAAGTCTCAGACGTTATCGACGTAAGCGATACGGAGTAACCCAAATGGCAATCTACGCAACCAAGCAAGACTTGATTGACCGTGACGAGCAGATGCTTTGGAACTTTGCGATCAACCGCGAAACCGGAGAGCTGAACGATACCTACATCAACCAAGCATTGGAACAGGCCGACGATGAGATCAACTCATTCTTAGGTCGCCGCTATCAGCTGCCGCTGCCAACGGTTCCAGGCATGTTGAATAAGATTGCCATCATCATCGCGTTTTATTGGTTGGCAGACCGTGATCAGCAGGCCACGAACTTGCTGGAAGAGCGCTACAAAATGCAGCTTGAAACCCTGCGTGAAATCGCCAGTGGTAAACGTGAGTTAGGCCTGCCAACCATTGAAGCGCCAGCCGAAAGCAGCGTTGGCAAAGTGGAACTCATCCAAACCAATGAGCGCCTGTTTACCCGCAACAGCCTGAGAGATGTTTTGTAATGGGTATCTGGGTTGAAGTTACGGGTGGTGATGATTTAGAGCGCTTTCAAAAGATGCTCGATGCGCTGAGCAATCCAAAGCTCAAAGAAGAGCTGTTGGCCTCGCTTGGTAGCATTGTTGAAACGCAAACCAAGATTCGGATTGCGGATGAAAAGAAAGCGCCAGACGGTACGCCTTGGGCTGCTTGGAGTGAGGGTTATGCAAGAACTCGTCATGGTAATCAGTCTCCGCTGGTCGGTGAAGGAGACCTTAGAGATTCTATCCAGTACGTGGTCGAAAAAAATCAGGTTCGAGTTGGGTCGCCATTGGTTTACGCAGGCGTACATCAAGACGGTTTTTCAGGTGCGGTACAAGTGGATGCGCACACGCGCCTTATCACTCAGGCCTTTGGTAAAGCGCTCAAGTTTCCGGTGTATCAGTCGGTGGGTGCGTTCACCCGCATGATGGATATTCCGCAACGTCAGTTCCTCGGCCTAAGCCGAGATAACCAAACCGAAGTCTACGATGTGATCGGTGACTTCTGGCAAGAGGTACTGCAATGAGCACCGCACGCCCAGATTTTCAGTTAGATGGTTCAACGGTTTACGCGATACAAGAAACCGTCAACTACTTAAAGCCGATCCTTGAAAGCCTGTCGGAGCGTCATGTTGACAAGGTGCAAACTATTGAGCGCCACATTGGACGCTTCAATACACCTGCCGATGTAAAACGCTGGATTGCCTCGCGTGATGGGGGCATTCGCATTGCGGCGCTGAGCGTGGAGAGTTTTGAGCTTATCGGTGGCCGTTTGGTAGGCAATGTCAATATGGGGGCCTATGTGTTCACCACTGACGCGTGGGGCTATGCCAAAGACACGCGTGCCGAAGTGATCGTAAGCAAGTTAGTGCGTGCCATGGTCGCCAAGAACGCGCCGCCAACGGCTTACTCACGGGCGCAAAACTTCCGCGCCAATAATCTTTACACCTCAGCGTTGGATGAACTTGGCCTAGCGCTTTGGACAGTGGAATGGTCACAGCAGTGGTATCTCGATGTGCCGATTGACCCAACCACATTAGACGATTTCATTACTTTCGGTTTACGTGGTGAGGTCGCCGAAGGCGCACCAGAAATCGAAGGTGAAGTGCAGTTACCGCAATAGAGGATTGCAAGCAATGGAACAAAACCAAATCAAAGTGAAGCCAGCCAAAGCCTCTGTGCCTGTGCGCAAAGAGAACGGCGAGTTTCTAAAGCAAGAGGGTGAAACCGTCACGCGCTCAGCGTTTTGGGTTCGCCGATTAAAAGACGGCGATGTGGTGCAGGTTGAACAGTCAGCCAAGAAGACCCGCGCTAAAGCGCAAGAGACAGGAGAATAACCATGGCTTTGGGTAACATTCCAAACGATATCAAAACGCCGCTGGTCTATATCGAGATCGACAACTCGCAAGCCTTGAGTGGTACGCCAGCCCAAGCGCAAAAGATTCTGGTGCTCGGTATGCAGATTGCCTCTGGCGCTGCCACAGCGTTAACGCTTAACCGCATCACGGCCAGTGAAAGCCAAATGGATTCACTCTACGGTGCAGGTGCTATGCTTGCTCGCTCGCTTAAAGTGCTGCGCAAAAACAACCCGTTCACCGATGTGTATGCCATGGGCGTGAGCATCGATGGCGGAACGCAAGCCAAAGGTGCAATTGTGCCCACTGTGACCACGGCCAAGGCAGGCGTGATCTATCTGCTGATTGCAGGTGAAAGCGTGCAAGTCACAGTGAAAGATGGCGATACGCGTGATGCGATTGTGGATGCGATGGTAGCGAAGATTAACGCCAACACTAACTTGCCTGTTACGGCAGCGAAGATTGGTGATTCGGCTGCGGAGTCGTGCGAGCTGACTTGTAAGTGGAAAGGCATCACAGGCAACGATATTGACGTGCGTGTGAACTATTACGATGGCGAAGTGCTGCCAAGTGGCGTAACCCTTACCATCAGCCCAATGGCCGCAGGTGCAGGTACGCCAGACATGGCGGACGTTATCGCTGCGATCCCTGACGAATGGTACAACCACATCAGCATGCCGTTTAACGACACGGCCAGCCTTAACGCTTTGCGTGATGAGCTGACCACGCGTTGGGGGCCACTCAAGATGATGGAAGCCATCGCTTATACCGCTTACCGTGGCACGTTTGCTGAAACAGGGGCATTTGGTCAAGCGCGTAACGACTTCTTGTTTACCTGCATGGGTACAAACAAAGCACCGCATTCCCCATCGGAATGGGCAGCGGCTTACTGCGGACAAGCGTCTTACTCTCTGGCGATTGACCCAGCACGCCCACTGCAAACGTTAGTGCTGAAAGGCATTTTGCCTCCTGCGAAATCAGACCGCTGGTCTCAGCTTCCTGATCGCAACCTGCTGCTTGGTGATGGCGTTGCGACCTACATGGTCACAGCGGGTGAAGAAGTCGCGATTGAGCGTGAAGTCTCGCTCTATAAAAAGAACAGCTTCGGCGACCCTGACCCAAGTTATATGGATATCACCACCCCTGCGACCTTGGGCTATCTGCGCTACTCGCTCAAGGTGATGGTCACGAACCGTTACCCACGCCATAAGCTGGCGAATGATGATGTGCTCGATACGTTAGATCCAGGTCAGCCAGTGGTGACACCAAAGCTAATGCGTCAAGCGATTATTGACCTTGCTACCACTGACTGGGTGCCGAAAGGTTTGATGGAAGACTTAGCAGGCTTTAAAGAAACGCTGAGCGTGTTCCGTGATGGCAGTGATGTGAATCGCTTAAACACCATCTTTAACCCTAACTTAGTGAACCAGCTGCGTGTGTTCGCTGCCCTTGAACAATTCGAGCTTTAGTGGAGTAAACAATCATGGCAAATGTGCTGGGTGAAGTGGTTATCCGTTCAAACGGTAAACAACTGAAAACGAAAAAAGGCTCAACCCTCAATCCGGGTGGCTTCAATTATATTGATCATCCTGGTCCTGGTCGCTCTTGGGGAGCTTCTCGCGAGTTCGTCCCGCCAACGATTCAGGTCGTTATTGCGGCAGCGGAAGATGTGGATGTGCTGGAAATCAACGCCATTCGCAACGCAACCCTGACGTGGGAAGGTGACAACGGCATTGACTACATGATGACGGACTGCTCACCGCAAGCGCCATTCACGCTAAGTGATTCTGGTGATATCACCGGAACCTTCCGTGGTAAGAAGTTGGAGCGCATCTGATGGCGATCATGACGTTCAATCTCGAACATGGCTTTAAGGTGGGTGAAAACACCCACTTTGAAGTGGGGCTGCGTGAGTTGGAATCAGGCGATTACATTGACGCCCAATTGGCGGCTGAGAAAGTGATCGTGCATGAAGGCAAAGCCGTGGCCTACACCTCTGATGTGATGTATGGCCTTGAGCTTTTGCTGCGTCAAGTGGAGTACATCGGCTCAGTGCAGGGGCCTATCTCAGTTAAGGATTTGCGCCGCCTGCATCAAGATGACTTCAAGCTGCTGCAAGAAAAAGCCACCGAGCTGGACGCTTTGATCGCGGAGGCACTGGCCGCACGGGGGCGATCTTAAACTGATGGCCGAGGTCGCTGAGGGCTTGCAGCTTGCCCTAAGTAGCCGCTTCCCCATCAGTGTGACACAAGCAATGCCACTTCGCAGGCTGCTGCGCATCTACAATAAGCTGAAGGATATGCACAATGGCCCAGCAACTTAAAACAGACATCATCCTCAACCTAGCGGGTAATCTCGCGGCCAAAGCCAAGCAATATGGCGCATCAATGAGCGACTTCGCACGCAAGAATGAGCGTGCCATGACTCTACTCAAAACCTCAGCAGATGCCGCAGGTCGCGGCATTGACTCACTCGGTAACCGCTATGTTGGCCTTGTTACTGCTGTTGCGACAGGCGCGGCCGTGCGTAATGTGGCGGCGCTCGAAGCGCAAATGGTGCGCATTGGTACTAACGCCAAGCTCTCTAGTGATCAAGTCGCCCTGCTCACCAAGCAGCTTGAAGCGATGTCAGTGCAAAAGGATATCCGCATTGGTACTGACCAGTTGGCCGCAGGCGTGGATGAGCTGCTGGGGAAAACGGGTGACTTTGAATTCGTGCAAGAGAACCTTGAGAACATGGGTTTGTTCATGCAAGCCTTCGGGGCAGATGCGCGTTCAACAGGTGCGCTGTTTGCCCAGTTCCGTGAGAAAGGGATCCGAGATGCCAAAGACGTGATGAACACCATCGATGAGCTGTATGGTCAGTTCGCGATCGGTAGTGTCAACGTCAAAGACTTGGCTGATATTTCCGAGCAGCTCTTTGCTACTTACCAAGGCAAAGGGCCAGAAGCGATCTCTCAGATGTCTGCGCTCGTTCAGCTCTTTGCTAAGGCTAAAGGCAATGCAAACGAATCGTTGACCTCAATTCAGGCCGTGTTCGCCACGTTCAGCGATAAAAAGAAAGTGGAGTTCCTGAACCGTCAGGGCATCGAAGTATTCAAAAAAGGCACCAAAGAGCTGCGCGAGCCTGTCGAACTGCTCTTAGAGATTTTGGATAAGGCCAAGAATGACCCATTGAAATTGGGTGATGTGTTTGACCAAACCAGCTTGCAAGGTTTGGCCTCTCTCTACTCTCAAGAGAATAAAGATTTGCTGCGATCCATGATTAGCGGCACCGCAGAAATGGGGGCGACACAGGAAGCCGCCGCCAAGAACGCTGCGACCCTGAATGCAGCCACCACCGCATTGAATAACAGCTTCAATAAATTTGCCAACGAACGCTTGGCCGAGCCGATTCAAGAACTCGCGGACGCGATCAACTCAGTTGATGATGAAACCATTCAGAACTGGCTCAAGTGGGCAGAAGCAGCTGGCTATGGTGTGGGTTTGTTGTTAGCAGGTAAGAAAGCTGTAGATGCTTATCGATGGGTAAAAGGTGGTTCCGGCGGTTCAGGCGGTGCAGCAGGTGGCGGTTTCGCCGATTTAGGTGTAATGCCCGTGTACGTGGTGAACATGCCAGGTGGTGGCATGGGTGGAGCTGCTGGCGGATTACCAGAAGGTATCGGCGGAGATGGTAAGCCAACAGGTAAGCCAAGTGCCAAGTCAAAGTGGCCGTCTATTTTTTCAAAGCAGAATCTCGCGGCCATCGGCACGATTGGTTATGCCAGCACCATGATCCCAGAGTGGTCTCCTATCGATGTTCGCCGTGCATCAGAAGTGGATCGCACAGGCTTGCCGGAAAGCTTTGTTCCTGCACCTGGATTGCTCGACGTGTGGGATGAACTCAAAGGCCTATTCTCTGGCTCAAGTAATGGTTCAATGGCTGGCAATAGTTACATGGCAGGCCAAACGGGTGGCGAGATGAAATTAAAAGTGGAAGTGTCTGATGACCGTGTAAAAGTCACGCCTACTTACCTGCCGAAAGGTTTCACTATTGACCCAGATATGGGCGCAAATTAAAGGGGCGATAAATGGCATTTGAAGATCGTTTAACAGCCTCATTTCGTGGGGTTGAATTTCTACTCGAAGAGGCAGAAGGCAACAGCGGACGCCGTGCTATTCCCCACGCTTACCCAAAGCGTGAAAGTGGCTGGACAGAAGACAACGGTAAGGTGCTCACCAATGAGCGCATCACAGGTCGCTTGGTGGGCGATGATTATGTTCAGCAGCTTTCTGCATTACTCGAAGCACTCAACCAGGTTGGCCCAGGTGAATTGATTCACCCATGGTTTGGTGTGCGCAAAGTTCAAGTTGGTCCTGTCTCTCATCGCTTGGTTAATCGCGTTGATGGGACGGCAACCGTAAGCTTTGAAGTTTTCGAGATCGGTGAAAACCTCTTTCCAAGTAGCGCGCTGGATACCGCCAAGAAACTCGAACAAGAAGCCAGCAACGCCCAGCAAGCGGCTGAGCAAGCATTTGAAAAAGCCTATGACCCATCCGCTATCGAAGGCATTGGCGATATGGTTGACCAGTTCCTTGATGATTTGGATGAGTTTACCCGTGGCCTTCCATCGTTGCCGAGTGAGCTAAGAGAATGGACTGATCGCTTACAGCGCGCTAAGGATTCGGTTGGTAAGCTGCTTGCGTATCCAGGAGAGCTGGCGCGTGAAGTGATGGGGCTACTTGAAGATGTGAAAAGCGTAGTCAAAGACCCTATTCGCTCTCTCGATGTGTACAACAATGTCGAGCAGCGCTGGGAAGGTATGCGCGCGGAGCTGGCCGTGACCGGTGGTTTATCTCGATCTATCGTGAGTGAAGATGGCCGCGCCAGTTCGGTGCCTGGCATTGCTAACCCACAAAAAGAAGCCGCCGTGCTTGCCAATGCAGAGTCATTTAAAACCTTGGCGCTGCGTTCGGCAGCAGTCGGCAAAGCCTCGGCCATTTCACAGTCTGATTACACCTATTCACTGATTGATCAGGTTGAAGTGATTGCCTCGCTCACTGGCTCTGAGCGTAATGCCATCTTCACGGGTCAGCAGCTAAAGGCGATCGGCTATCAGCTTGCGGCACGCTTGGCTGAGCTGGCGGCGGATGCAGTTGAAGCAGGTGATTCCACATTGTGGCGATCATTGCGTGCGCTTCGTCAGGCCTTGCTACTCGATACGCGTGATCGGGCGGAAAAGCTGCCGCAGTTAAGCGTCTACCAACCAACCACTACTGTCCCAGTAGCGCTGGTTGCATGGCGTGAAGCAGGCGATACCGAATACCGCAATGCCATCGTGCGCCGTAATGGCTTTGCCAATCCGGCCTTTATTTTGCCAAGCCAAAACGTGGAGGTGATCAGTGAGTGATGTTGTCACCCTCCGCGCAGGCGGCAATCTGTATCAAGGTTGGACAAAAATCAGCGTGACTCGCTCGCTTGAAGCGATGTCAGGCGCGTTTGATTTGGAGCTGACTCACAAGTGGCAAGGTTCATCCGATCGTTACCGCGCTTTCATGGAACCAATCCAACAAGGCGCGGAATGCATTGTTGAGATTGGAGGAGACCGAGTGATCACCGGTTATGTGGATGACTGGGTTCCAAGCTATGACGATAAGCAAGTGATTATTTCTGTCTCTGGTCGAGATAAAACCTCAGACTTGATCGATTGCTCAATCGTCTATCCTTCAGGTCAATTCGCCAATCAGGACTTGACGCAAATTGCGCGCACCGTTTGTCAGCCATTCGGTATCAAAGTCATCGTTAATACGGATGTTGGCGCGCCATTCCAGCGCATTCAAATTGAGCAAGGTGAAACGCCTTATGAGCTGCTGAGCCGCTTAGCGCGTCAGCGTGGTGTGCTACTCACCAGTGATGCGTTCGGCAACCTTGTGATCACTCGCGCAAGCAAACAGCGTGCTGGCTTCTCTTTGGTGCTTGGTCAAAACGTCAAAGCAGCGCGTGGCCGTTTTAGTTGGCGTAACCGTTACAGCAACTTCATTGTCAAGGCATCAGGCGCAGCGTTCGGCCAGTGGGATTCCTCTCCAGCGCAAAGCGTGGGCGGCATAAAAGCCGAAGTCAAAGACGTAGAGATTGGCCGCTATCGCCCGATGATTATCGTCAATGAAGAGATCACCACCGCCGAAGGTGCAGCGCGCCGTGGTCAATGGGAACGTCAGCGCAGCGTTGGCCGTTCTAATACAGCGGAATACACCGTGGTGGGTTGGCGAGTGCCAGAGACAGGTAAAGTATTCGATTTTAATCAAATCGTACCCGTGCGCGATGATATTCTGGGATTGGATGAAGACATGCTGATCAACACCATCATGTTCAGTGAAGATGACGGTGGCCGCGCGGCAGTGATTGGCGTGGTTCGCCCAGATGCATTGGATATTCCACCGCAAATCGAGAAAGAAAGCTCAGTAGGAGGTTCGTGGTGAACGAGTTGGCTAAACGTTATATAGATAAGATGATGATGCCGCTTCGCCGCCGCATTTATTCTATGGTAGGCCGTGCCCTAGTAACGGGAATTGTTGAGGGTTTACAGCGCCAAAACCTACAGCTTCAAATCGAGAATGACGAAGCGGTGGATGATATCGAGCGCTTCCAAAACTACGGCATGACCTCCTATCCACCCGTGGGCAGTGAAGCTGTGGTAATAGCGCTCAAAGGTAGCCTAGACCAACGAGTGGCCGTGGCGGTAGAGAAAAAAGATTTGAGACCAAAAGGTGAGCAAAACGATGTGATCGTGTATCATGCCGAAGGTCATCAAATCCGTCTTACCTCTAGCGGCCAAATCATCGTCACAGCAACTGACGTTATTTTTGAAGCGGCTAACTCCTTCACTATTATCTCCCCAGAAACTTTGATTCAAGGCCCTTTGCATGTGACAGGTGGAATTTCTACCGACCTTGGGATTTTTGCGACTGGTGGCATTACTTCTTCCAGCGTTGTTAGCGGTTCAGATTTAACCGCAGGCAACATCAGCTATCTAGGTCATAAACACAGAGACGCAGAGAACAGGCTTACAGGTACACCAACACTAGGATAGTTATGAGCAGCATCTTGCTGAACATGTTGGAAAACACTGGAGTCATCATCGAGGGCGAAGTTCCTGAGCAATCAGTAACCGCCCTCGTTTTGATCTCGTTGTTTACTGACGCCAGAGCGGAAAGCTCAGACACCATTCCAGATGGAACCGCAGATCAGCGCGGTTGGCCTGGTGATTCATTTTATGATGCGGCTTGGGGTTCCAAGCTTTGGCTTTTGTATCGAGAGAAGTTAACCACCGATGTGCGCAACCGTGCTGTTAAGTACGCAGAAGACGCGCTGGCATGGATGACGAAGGACTCAGGCACTGGAAAGATTGCCAAGAGCGTGACGGTTGAGGGTTCAATCCCAAGGTTTCAAACCTTGGCCTTAACCATCACGATCACAAAGCCAGACGAAACCGAGCTGACTTTAACTGTATCCAAACGATGGGAGGCGCAAAGTGCCCTATAGCACTCCAACGCTACGACAACTGATTGAGACGGGTTTAATCGACATTGAAACCTCGTTAGATCAGGTGCTGCCAAAATTCGGCGTTGAGCAAGCGCTCAACGTGG